AACGCGCGTTTTGTAATAAATATTACAGCTTTCTTTTGGCTTGCGTTCTAAATTCAGTAAATACTGGTTTGTGGGTTGGGTTTTCTAGATCAAATAATTTTTTAACTGTTTTGAAAATATCAAGATTTTCTTCTTGGGTACGAGATGATTCGTACATTTCCCATCCTTTACCTTGCATTTTACCTTTAGCAGCTTTTCTTTTATTGGATTTTAACCATAAAACACCATAACGGTCTGCAGTTTTACCATAACATTCCTCGTAACATTTACCGTAAACCGCAGTTTGTAAATCGTATGTAGTCTGGAGGTTGTTAGATGTTTTTAAATCTACAATCCATAGTTCACCATCAATCTCTAAAACCAAGTCACAAGTACCTGCTACTTTAAGCTCGTCCGAGAATAAATGTACCTCGGTTTCAATTAGTGTTGGATTATATTCTTCCCAAAAATCTACAAAACGTAGGAACATCTGCCATACATCTGGATGGTATTTTGGGCGACCGTGTTTGTCTAAGAAGTTTAATTCTTCACCTAACAAAAATGCCTCACACATCTCATGTACTTGTGTACCTTGTTCAGCTGCTTTTTTAACAATATGCTCAGAAGCATATCCTACTTTTTTAAGCCAATCCTCAAAGAATTTTCCTTTTGGATAAGTTCCTAAAACATAGGTAATAGATGGATAATACTCTCCGTTACGTCTATAATAACGTGAGTCTGGCATAGTGATCTGTTGTGAATCTTCAGATATCTCTAAGATTCTGTTGTAAGAACGCTTGATGTTTCTTTTACTCATACAAATTGTAATTTTTTGGCCATTAAATCATATTGGCTCAAAGGTGTGGTTTTTTGAATAAGGTTAGTAATAGCTTTGAATCCCATTTCCGATGGGTCTTTATCTTCTAAATCTACTAAATATACTTCCTTACCTTCATTCATTAACTGTTCACAAAACTTAACGGCATCTTGTTGCGCGTCTTTATCTAAAGCTATATATATTTTTTGTACCTGTGAGGTAACAATTTTTTTCATTAATTCTCTCTGGATGTGTTTGCCTAATAGTGGTATAGCATTTCGTTTTACAGCCAAAGCATCAAACATACCTTCAACTAATACTAGTGGAGACGACCAATTTATAAACAGCTCAAATGGAACTGTATCTTTACTCATTGGTGGGTTTTTATATTTGACAGGGCTATGCTCGTTAAAATTACGAGCCACAAAATAATTTAGGGAACCTTCGTGAGAATACGACGGTATAATAATCATTTTGTCATAGACACCGCCATCGCAATAACCAATATTGTAACGCAGTATATCCGCTTTAGTTACGCCTCGTTTTTTTAGGTAAGCTAAGGCTTGTCTACCAGTCATATCACTTTTAGTAATATCAGTAAACAATTTGAATTCCTTAGGTAAATTGATTGCCTCAACTTTTTTAGTATTATCTCTATAATCTTTATAAGAGACATGCTTTTTAACCTCAGCAATTTTATCGTCTGGGGCGTTTGCTTGTTTTAGTAAGGTAACTAGATTTGTACCTTTTTTATTACATACCCAACAATGCCAGGGATTCTTTTGACCATCAGTAAAATTAACCTCTAATTTAGGTTTAGAATGGTGGCAGAAAGGACAGTGATAGGCTTGATTACCTCTAGCTGTGGCTTTACCTGCTCCTAAAACGGAGTTAACTATGTTTACTAATAAATGGTTTACCATATAGGTGGTAATATACAACCCTATTTTTGAGGTTCAAAGTCTTTTGTATAAAACTTACCTAAGATGTTATCGTTAAAGAATAAATGTGGGTTCTCTAACGTCTCATAGATAAATAATGCTTTTGTTTCCTCGTAAGTTAATAACTTTTTATTAGGAGCCAAAGTTAAAATTTCACGTTTGAAATTCTCTATCGGTTCGCTTTCTAATAAATTAAGTAATATTTTGTTAGAACCCCAGTAGGATTGCCAATCGCTTTCTTTTACTACTTGTTTATATGATGGTTTTCTACCTTTAGTACCTTCATATAATGCCAAATCTTTTTTAGTTAATTTAGATTTACGAGTAAATTTAACGAATTTTTTTCCTATATAGGCTTTACCACTAGGGATGTGGGTAATTCTATATACAAAACCAAATGTTGAAGGAGGGAAATCCTCTATTGAGGTCATCTCCTCGCCTTTATATAACCAGTTCATAATTTATTTATTTAAATTAAGTATTTTGAGTCCAGGCTGGGATGTAATAATCTGTGCCTGAAATGCTGACTCTTAACCATCCAAATACTGTTTTACCAGAGTCATCGGGAACTTGTTGAAATTGTGGGATTTGACCTGCTGAAGCTGCAGCTAATACTCCTGAGGTACCTGATGAGCCTGAAGTACCACTTGAACCACTTGAACCTGAAGTACCTGCTGGACCCGAAGAACCTGAAGTACCTGAGCTACCTGAAGAACCATTTATACCTGAAACTCCTGAAGTACCAGAGGAACCTGAAGAGCCTGAAGTACCTGCTTGACCCGAAGAACCTGAAGTACCAGATGAACCTGATGAACCAGAGGAACCTGAAGAACCTGAAGTACCTGAGCTACCTGAAGACCCATTAATACCTGAAACTCCTGAGGTACCTGAGGAGCCTGAAGAGCCTGATGAACCGCTTGAACCTGAAGTACCATCTGAACCTGAAGAGCCACTAGTACCTGAACTACCTGAAGAACCTGAAGTACCTGAACTACCTGAAGACCCGTTAATACCTGAAACTCCTGAAGTACCAGAGGAACCTGAAGAGCCTGAAGAGCCTGATGAGCCTGAAGAGCCTGATGAGCCTGATGAGCCTGAAGTACCAGAATTTCCAGAAGTACCTGAGCTACCTGAAGACCCGTTAATACCTGAAACTCCTGAAGTACCTGAGCTACCTGATGAGCCTGAGCTACCTGAACTTCCTGAAGTGCCTGAAGCATCTGTACCATCTGTACCTGAAGTACCTGAGGTACCAGAGCTACCAGATGAACCATCTGTACCTACACCTGAAGTACCTGAGCTACCAGATGAACCATTTATACCTGAAACACCTGAAGTACCTGATGAACCTGAGGAACCATTTATACCTGAGGTACCTGAAGATCCAGATGTACCATCTGAGCCTGAAGTACCTGAAGAACCTGAAGAACCTGAAGTACCTGAGGTGCCCGAAGAGCCTGAGGAGCCTGAGGAGCCTGAGCTGCCTGAGGTACCAGAGGTGTTTACTTGGGCATCTTGCCATAGCATAAATTCCCCAGTATCAGCACTTCTAACTACAATGTTATGTACACTACCTAAAGGACTAGGAGCATCACTAGGATTTTCTTGAAAAAATGAACCGCTAAGAGTAATACTACCGCTAACCTCAATATCATAGTTACTAGCACCCGTGAATGCTTCTACGGATTGGGATACATGCCATGCATTAATTATATTGCCCTGTACTATCTGGTCACTACCTGAAGTAAAAATTTCTTGTAATCTATTTGCTCCTTTTGCCATGGTTATTATCTATCTATGTTTATAAATATAGTAGTATCTGTTGTTCTTGAAATAGGGAGTGGTTGGGATAATTTTCCTATCGCTAACAAATTTTGATCATCATCATATAACCCTACTGTAGTAACATAGGGTGAAAAATAAGAACCAGTTGCAAAGTCATATATTGTACCATCTGTAGAATCTGAGATAATTGAGGGGTTTTGAGAAAAATTATATTCAAATTCACTAATAGTAGCTTTATATTGGGTTTCGTAAATATCAAATGAGCTAGAAAATGAACAAGTTACATTAGTTTCTAATAAATCTGATAATGTAATACCACCTCCATAAACATTTTCTCCATATTCGGATCCTCCATATCCTTCTGGGATTGGAGGAGCATTATCTACTAAATAAGTAAATATAGCTATACCGTGAGGATATATAATATTACCTACATAGGTCCCATCAGCATAAAGGTTACCATTACCATCATCTGTGATAGTATGAGTTATTAAATCGCTATCAATGATTTTATATTCAAATGAATTAGGTTGAATATAATCACCCCATAAACGAGAAGGAATAGATAAAGCTAAAATTACATCATTAGAACCTGTAGGAAAGTATCTAATAACATCATCTGTAGATTGGAGATAATTTTCATATCTACCAGATGAATCAGGATTACCTATAAAAACATTCCCTACTTCATTATATCTAGGGAATAACCTTGTAGTTTGAAGCTGAGACCCATAAGAAGAAGTTAAAAAATTAGAATAATATAATTCTTTAACTGAGTTATAGATTAATTCTCTGTCTTGAATACCTACTGAACTATTACCTGTGGTAGGATTTGAACCCGAAATAAAAATAGGTGACTGTATATTAGTACCTTGAAATCGGCCTATTTGAACATTACTATCATTAAATTCAGAAGCAGGAAAGGAGAACCCCTTATTTACTTTAAAGGGTTCTACAATTATGTCCTGTGATAAAAATTGTTTGTATGCGCTCATTCATTTTAGAAATCTAACTTGACGCGAATTAACGCTTCTTTAGTAAAGTCTTTTTTTAATGGTCTAGATAACTTAGCTACAGCTAATAATTCATTAGTATCATTATATAAACCTACAGTAGTAATATATGTTGTAGGGTTATTAATAAAACTACTAAATAACACTTCTCCAGTTGAGCCTGAAATAAATGATGGGTTTTCTGAATAATTATATTCTGAACTTCTAGGTCTTACAAAAATATAATCGGATGTAATAGTTTCTTCAGAGTTAGCTGTAAATGTAGCAGCATCGGATGAAGAAATAGCTGAAAATAATCTAGATGGGTTTTGATCATCACTATTTGAACCTGTTACAGGGTTTAAAGTAATCCCACCACCTGAAGCTAAAGAACCTAATGCTCTAGGGTTTAATAAGTAAGTAGCAATATCTGGGAGGAACCAACCATATGAACCCGAAGCATCTGAATATCCTTGGTTATTTCTACCTGTAAATACAGTACCTGCCGAACCTGATACTAATTGGAATACTCTACCAGCATCATTAAATTCAACTGAAGCAACAGCATTACTATTATCAGTTAAAGAGATAACACCTGATGAACCTGAGATTAATAAGGTGGTAGATCCAGGGAATAAACCTTCTTTATATCTATTTCTATCTACAGAAATTGCCCAGAAATCAGATGATGTAACTCCACCAAATACAAAATTAGCGTTTTCATCACCCAATACTAAACTTCTATATTGACCATAAATAGTTGAAGTGTAAGATTTACCATCTACAGTTGAATTATATAATTCACTACCACTACCTAATTGATTACCATAGGTAACTGCAAATTCTAAAGAAGAAGTAGCTTCGTTTGAAAATACATTAAGATAGTAATTACCTGATGCTCCATTCTTTTGAGTAGAGGAAGTAAAAAATGTTGTTATTGTTGGAATTTCACTATCAGTCCATAGACCAGCTGTAATACTATCAGCTGAAACTACGAAATCATCTGCGACTAATTGATTAAATGACATAATTTAAATATTAGGATACTTTTGTTACTGTAATTGGGACTTGAACACGGGCACCACTATCTCTACCAATTATAGTTAAAGTAGCGTTTAATTGAGAATTAGTACCAAATAAGGTATTTACTGTAGTAGCTCTTAAGTTAATTGTAGTACCTACAACTGTTGAAGAAACATTAGTACCTAAAGTAGTTGT